TGCTGCCCACTTTTGAAGTATCTCAATGAAATCTTTGGGAACTCCCCCTGGCTTTCGACCTCGCTCTAAAACTCCAACATAGCCAGCACCCGAAAGAGTGCCAACTAAATTGCTTGACTGGATTAGGAATTTAGCCCTTGTTTTGCCAGAAGCAACCTGTCCGGCTTGTTCGTGGCGTTGGATTATTTCCTCTTCAAGAATTTCAAGCTCTTCATAGAGAATTCTTTCAACTTTAGTATCGTCGTTCATGATCGCTTGAATTTATCTTCAATTACTTTGTTGTACCTCGTTTGAAATTTGCTTTCTTCTAAGTCAGTGTAGAGGATTCCGAACACCTTTGCATATTTCCACTTTAAAACTTCGTCAGGGTCAATGCTGTATGCTTTGGCCAATGCTTTGATAGTTCCAAATTCACCTATGTTTTGCATGAGTTCTTTCACTCCAGCTCTTTTCTCTTCAGGTGTTGGTTCGTAAACTAACATCGTTGCTTCTGTCTCAATCCAAAATTTTAACCCGACAACTATTTCTTTAAAATAATCAACCAATGACAGGTAGTCTTTTTCTTTTGGAGTGAAGTTATGCAGACATAAGAATACTTTCTCAAACTTCCCAACATCATCCGCTTCACTGGCCATTATCTTTCCCAATTCGATACGCTGACCAAAGCTCATGTTCCCTGCTTTAATGTCGATATGAATCAATTCATTTAATTTGACAATTTCTTTTGCTTTCATATTGTTACCACCAAAAGAATCCACCCCATGCTGCAATGAAAATTATAGTCATTAACAACCAAAATATATTGATTAGAATATCTAACCCAAAATCGTAACCACTTCCATTACCTGTTGAGTAGTTTCTTACAGTTTTGTAAATTAGAAAAACTAATGTTACTATGAATAAAAGCGTTGTCCAATGTATGTGTATCATGATTAAAAGTTTTGTTTACAGTTGAATTGCAGCATGATTGAAATTTCATTAGCATCGAAGCGGGGAAGCGGAGTGTAAAACTTCCAACTATCCACGCGGTCAAACGTTCCACAAGCATTGTATTTCTCCATGAATGGGAAGATGATTTCACTCTCAATCTGTGAGCGTATTGCTTCACGTTCTACAGCTGTAGTTTGGAACTCTCCGAACCTGCAGAAGTAAATTTGCACTTGAGTAGTTTTTTGAGGAACATATTTGTTTCGCTCATAAGTTCCTTGAGTGAATTCTTCAATGTAGGCAAATGCCGACTCAAGCGTTTTTTCATCCGCTTTCAGATTCATCATTCTGTTTTCTTCATACTCAACAGGATAAAGCGGTCTGAGCAGATTTCCATCTTCAATGCTTTCAATAAGCGTTTTAATCTCGTTAATCATGGTAGATTTTGTTACGTTGTTTCATCCTGATTCCGATACCAACCAAAAGAAGCACAAAGCTTATAAGTGCCAACTTCCAAGCCAATGAGAAATTGAATAGCATGTAACCCAGCGAGCAGTAAAAGCACGCAACGATTACTCTTAAAATGACGTTAATTGTTTTCATTAAAATGATATTTTGCGTATCCCTTTGGATACAGGTTTAATTAAAAAGTACATTCCCATTATCAGCATGTCCAAGTAATCGGGCGAATTGCCTAGTATGGCTTTCATTTCTTCTTTGCTGATGATTCGTTTCTTTTGAGTATCATCCAGTCCACTAACTTCTTTGAGAACTCCTAACTCTTCTTTGATTGCTTCCTCTTGTTCTTTTGTGCAAATAATTCTCAACTCTCGTTTATTAATCACGTCAGCAAGCTTATAGGCACATTCAGATTTTAAGTTCGCGTACTTTGTTGAATTGATTGCTACAGCTCCATTGTGAAACTCTTTGATTCCCTCAATATAACTTTCGAGAAAAGAACCTAACCCATCACTATCTGCAACCGTTCTACTTCTACCAACTCCATCGGCTGCCATCAATGCTTTCAAATCCGTTTCAATCATTTTGCCCGGAGAGTAAGGCTTATCAATGGCCACACGACAAACTAAACCTCTCCAAGAACCAGCGACAAATCGGTCACGCCCTTTCATTGCTAAGTCGGCGCTGATACTTCTATCGCTCCCTGCTTTGACATGTTCGTTTGTGAAACAATCACATATCGCATCGTAATCAATCAACAGTGTTGGGTCATCGTCAAACTCCCAGTTGCCATACAGTAAGCGTTCTTTCTGATTCTTTGAAAGCGTTCTTTCAAGGTTTAGCAAATACCCTTCAGGGAGTTGTTTATTATCTTGTGGCAATGCCTGAACAAATCGTTTCCAACTTTCAAGCGTTCCATCTTTGTGCTTTTTGTAATAATCCGAGTAAAGAAAATTCTTTGCCGGATTACAAGTGATCAGCAACTTTGGAGCTAAATTGTAAATGTCATTCTTCCATCTTCCAATACTAGCCTGTAGATTGCTTTTTGCTTCTATGTTGAATTCTCCACCCTCTTCAATCATTCCGCGTGTCATTTGCATTGAACCAAACCGCTGATACATTGGGTCAGTTGGTTTATATGCAGCATCCAATAGGTAAACACGGCTTTTGTTGTACAATTGAAAGTAGTTATCATTGCCCTGGTACTTGAAGTATTTCTGCGATAATTTCCAATCCTCAAATACTTCATGAATTGATGGGATTGTGTACTTCCTTAAGTCAATCAACTGCTTTCGTGAAATGAAATAGAATGTTTCAGGATAAGTAAGAGCATCACTAAAAATCAAAGAACATCCTAGATATGTTTTCCCACTTCCTTTTGAGCCGCCATAAGCAATGTCTGTTACAGAATCATCAGTCCACAACTTGCAAACTTCCTTTTGTTTCTCGTTTCCGTGTGTGTCGAATGTGATTTCCATTATAATACTTTCATTCCTGTTATCTGCTCTAATATAATACTACCAGACATTTCAACTTTTGTAGGAGAATCAAAGCCTAACATCTTGCAAACTTTCTCAATGCTCCAGTTTTTTCCATACAACTTCAACTCGATACCATCTTTACTTTGTTTTATGCTTTCAATTGCTTTTGCTTGTTCATTTGTCAATTCTGAAAAAGCTTTGAATTTTACGCTCTTTCCATCGAATGTGACATAATCCCTTATGTCTGCAAATACAATCGCACTAAGCTCAGTCAAAATCCTTTCTTTGGTAATATCTGACTTTGCTTGTAGGATAGATTTTAATTCAGCTACCCTTGCCGTAATCTTGCCGTTGTTTAAAAGTTCAACTGATTTTCTATTGATTGATTCACTTGTCATTTTCTCACAATCATACGCACGTCTGTAAGCATCGGAAGCGTTACCGCTCTCAATGTAGTAGTTGCAGAAGTTTTCTTGTTTGATTGTAAGTGCCATACTATTTTTTTTGCAAATTTCGGGAACTTGTTTTTTATAATCGTGGTAAATCCAAATTAAAAGGGTTCGTTTTGAACGAAACGAACCAAATTAAATGTTAAACACAAAAAAATCCCCTACAAATGAATGCAGGGGATTGAAAATTATAGGTTGAAAGTTGATTTTTATTTACTTTGGCTGTAAAGCATATTTACCAAACTGCAATTTGTCTCTGCCAACATGGAAATAGTTCTTTGTTGGCTTGTTAGATATGTACTCCGCAATAGTTGTCTGTTTTGATAGAGTAGGGAAATAGCCATTTTAGTATTATTGTCCAACACATCAAGAAGCTTTTGCGTGTTTTCTTTTTCGGTTAGTTTTTCGCTCCAGTAGAAGTTTTCAATATCTGCACCGTATTTCACATCGTCTACATTCGAGGAACAGGCTGCCGTGAATCTATTTATCTCTTCGTGTGATTGAGCAATGCGTTTTTTTATCTCGGACACAATACTTGTTTTGGTGTCCTGTGTCAAAACCTTGGCGGGTTTGGCGGTTGGTAGTGCCATGTTTCCATTTCTGAGAATTTCTTTGATGCGGTCGTTACACCAGATAGCAAATTTAGGATTGAGCCAGCGGGCAAATTCTATGGCTACATCTTCGTGCATCCAGGTTCCGGGATTTGCTCCACCGTGTTGACCAATTACCAAACCACCGTAGTAGGAATGATAAGTACTATTGATCTCAGTTGCTTTTGAATCCAAGGGGCAGATTAGCCCCTTGCTTTGTTGAAGAGCAAATAAGAATTCTTTTGTTGATAATAACCTTAACCATTCTTTTGGTCTTTTACCGAATGGTCTAGCCATTTGAGTGGCATTAAGCATTACGTTTTCAGTAAGGCGGAATTCTACACTTGCACCGTTGTAGTTAAAACTTGTGCGTTGGTAACTGTTGTTACAGAAAAGAGAGGTTTGAACGTTCGTAACGTTCGGTTGATTTGTTTTCATTTTGGGATTGTTTGCATTTAATTTTAGAGCATAGAAAAAGCGTTGCTCATATCACGCTGCAAACAATCCCAAGGGAAAATCACCGCTCCACACGGCCCGTGATATGGCAACGCCATATTTTTAATAAGTTTTTGGACATAAAAAAACCAGCACGTTAGCTGGGACGATG